GCTGGGAGGCGTGTAATGCCCTCTACCTACTCTTCTTCCCTCCGCCTCGAGTTGCAGGCCACTGGCGAAAACGCCAATACCTGGGGTGTCAAGACCAACAACAACCTCAACCTCATCGAGCAGGCGGTTGCTGGCTACGTCAAGATCACCCTCACGTCGGCCTCCGCTACCTACGCCCTCGACATCACGGATGGCGCCGCTTCCGATGGGCGTAACGCCTACATCGAATTCGTGGGCACGGTGGCCTCCGCCATCAGCATCACGGTCCCCGATGTGGAAAAGGGATACTGGGTCAAGAATAGCGCCACCGGCAGCCCCCTTACCTTCCGCACCTCCTCCGGCACCGGGTTCACCCTCCCCACCAACGAATGGGTTTTCGCGATTTCCGATGGCGCCTCGGTGGTCAACTCCACGCCCACCTCCCTCGTGGGATACGCGCGCCTCAGTGCCACCCAGGTCTTCACGGGGGCCAACACCTTTACCTCGCTGGTCAATATCCAGAGTAATCTTAGCGTCACCGGCAACTTCCTCACGTCGGGGGCCGCCACCCTCGCCTCCACCGTCGATATCAAGGGGGCCACTTCCCTTGCCTCCACTCTCGTGGTGGGCGGGGCAGCCACCCTCAACGGCAATGTCAGTGTCTCCGGCACCTTCACGGCGAAGAGTGCGGCTTCCATTGCATCCACCCTCGCGGTGAATGGCGGGGCCACCTTCAATTCCAACGTTTCGGTATCAGGCACCTTTGGGGTATCTGGTGTTGCTACTTTCTCCTCAATCGTTAACATCCGGGGAAATACTTCGGTAACAGGAAACTTTTTTGTTTCCGGCACCACCACCCTCGCTTCTTCCGTGGATATCAAGGGGGCAGTTTCCGTCTCCTCCACTCTGGTTGTAGGTGGCAACGTCTCGATGAATGCCGGAGCAAGTGTCTCCGGGACTTTTGTAGTCAATGGATCGGCAACCTTCCGGCGTCCCGTAAGCGTCTCAGGTTCCCTGGTAGTAAATGGAAATTTGGGTCTAACCATTCTATCGGATTATTATATTGATCTGGGGAAAAACCAGACGTTTGGGCAATCTGAGATTTTTTTCTACACTAGCGGCACTACCTACAATGCCAACATTTCCAGATATTCTACATTTAACTATCTTGAAATCAAAGACACCTCTGAAATACATATCGAGGCGCCAAGCGTAGATGTCAATTCCCGCTTGGTTGTAACCAGCGTAGTCCAGGTCGGGGCAGGGACTCCGGTTGGGGGCAGCGATCAACTTCTCATCTTCAATGGGGTGGCGCCCGTTTCCTCGGTAGCCAACGGCATCATCTTGTACGCCGAAGATGTTGCTGCCAGCAGCGAATTGAAAGTGAGGGATGAGGCGGGCAACGTCACTACCCTCTCCCCCCACAATTTTGAGTTGTGTGGTGGGCCCTCCGAGGAGATGGCTTGGGGCTACTACTCCACGAGGAACGGCAAGGCAGTCAACGTCGATATGATGCGGGCACTGCGCCTCCTCGAAAAACTTAGCGGGGAGAAGCTGGTCTTCATCGGAGACGAGCCGTGACCGACGAATCCGTCAAGCAGGCGGTGGATGTAGCGTCCGTTGCCACCGTGGTGGGTACCCTCGCCGGTATCCTTCCCGCAATCGCCGCCATCTTCACCATCGTGTGGACCGGCATCCGCATCTACGAGTCAAAGACGGTGCAGGACTTTTTGAGGGGCAAGGATGGCTGACCTTCCCAACCCCACCCTCGTAACGGCACCAGCGAAGCCCGGCATCAACCGGGAGTTGACTCGCTATGCCGGTGAGGGCGGTTGGTATGATGGCGACAAGGTGCGATTCCGCTTCGGCCAGCCCGAAAAGATCGGCGGGTGGCAAAACGTAAACGGCGTCGGGGACCCTGCATCGGTACCCGGTGTGTCGCGCAGCCTCTTTACGTGGACTGTCCTTGATGGCACCGTCTACCTGGCGGTGGGCACCAATTCCCACCTCATGGTGTGGGATGGCGGCGAGTACTTCGATGTCACCCCCGTGGATGCCTCCGTGTCGGCCTCCGACATCATCAGCACCTTGGCGGGCTCCACCACCATCACGGTGTCGGTATCCACGCATGGGCACGCCACCGGCGACTACTTCTACTTCACCTCCGTGGTTACCACCGTAGGTGGCAACATCTACCCGGTGTCTGCCCCCTTGGGCGGCTACCCCATCACGGTCCTCACCAGTAACGCCTTCACCATCGATACCGGGGTCACCGCTGCCGCCACTTCCGCTTCGGGTGGGGGTGTCGCCACCGGCTACTTCCTCCTGCCTACGGGGCGCGTATCCAACTTCACCAACTATGGGTGGGGCGGCGGCGTGTGGAGTGGTAGCCAGGGATGGAGTTCTCCCGCCTCCGCAGCCCTTGCCGAGGACCTGCGCTACTGGAGCCTCGATAATTGGGGTGAGGATTTGGTGGCGGCCCCCCGTAACGGCGGCATCTACTACTGGGATAGCAGCCAGGGTACGGGGACCCGCGCCTATCTTGTTACCGCCACCCCCTCCCAGAATACCCAGATCCTCGTCTCCCCCGAGGATAGGCACCTCCTTGCCTTCGGGTGCCCCGATGCCATCACCTCGGTGGTGAACCCCCTCTACATCAGGTGGTGTAGCCAGGAAAACATCAACGATTGGACTGCTTCGGCCACCAACACGGCGGGCGACAAGGTCCTCAGTGGTGCCTCCAAGATCGTGGCGGCGCGGCGCACCCGTGGCCAGATCCTGATATGGACCGACGAGAACCTCTACAGCATGCAGCAGGTTGGCCCGCCCTACACCTTCGGGTTCCAACTTATTGGTACCAACTGCGGCACCTTGGGGCAGAATGCCATTGCGGAAGTGGCGGGCCGTACCTTCTGGATGGCTGACGAAAGATTCATGATGTATGATGGCGCGGCAGCCCGACCCATCAAGTGCGATGTCCTCCGGTATGTCTTCGAGGCCCTGGATCGCACCCAGCTTGACAAGATCTATTGCGGAAGCAACACCTCCTACAACGAGGTCATCTGGTTCTACCCCACCACCACCGGCGAAATCGATAGATACGTCATCTACGACTACATGCAGGATGTGTGGAGCATTGGCAGCATGGTGCGCACCGCGTGGATCGACCAGGGCATCAACTCCTACCCCATTGCCGCCGAGTACGCTGCCAGCGCCACCAAGCTGTATTACCATGAGTTTGGCAACAACGCCGATGGCGCGGCCCTCGACTCCTACATCGAAAGCAACCTCTTTGATTTGGGGGCGGGCCAGGAGTTGATGTACATGGATCGCATCATCCCCGACTTCTCGGATCGCAATGGGGACCCGATGCCGGGTAACATCAGCATGACCATCCACGCCCTCAAGTACCCTAACACTCCCGCGTCGCAGGAGATCACCAAGGGGCCCTTCACGGTGTCGGCCCACACCCAGAAGATCGACATGCGCCTCCGGGGTCGCCACGCCTACTACCGCATCGAGGGTGATGGCCTCAACACTTCGTGGCGCATGGGTGCCCTGCGATTCCGCATTGCGCAGGATGGCCAGCGATGAAGCCCCTTCTTCCCACGCCCCCGCTATCCCTCCCCGTGGATGCCCAGATGGCATGGGGCGAGATGGTGCGCCTCCTCAACATCTACCACGGCCAGGTGGTGACGGGCCCCGCAGTGACAGGCTACGCGGTTTCTGGTACAGTACCCACTTCGGCCACCATTGACCTCGGCAGCATCAATGTCACGGCGGTGGCCTACACGGTAGTCAAGCTCCTCAATGACCTGCAGAGCAAGGGTCTTGTAAAGGTGGATGCGACATGAAGGGTATCGAATCCGTAGTCAAGGGCTATGCCGATGGCGGCGCCGTCAACCCCTTCCAGGATTACGCGGGGGGACCCCAGTCCTTCAACCCCTTTGCGGCCCTCTCCTACCTCAGCGCGCAGGGCAGGCCCGACTTTGCCATCCGCCCGCCCGCCACCATCGCCACCCCCGTTGCACAGACCGGCGGGGGCTACCGCGACATCTATGGCAACCTCGAAGCCATCAAGGCGGCGCAGGCAGCCAAGAAGGCAGCAGAGGCCGCCAAGGTTCCCCCTTCGGTGCCCGAGATTCCCAGCGCACCCCCCGAAGGTGGCGGGGGAGGCACCGGATTTTCAGCTACTCCCCAGGGCACTCCCGGATCCGGCTTCAACGTGCCGGGTATTGCCTTGGGTGGTGCCGGTCTCCTCGCGGGCATTCCCGGCTTGGGCGCACTAGGCACCGTATTGGGGGCAGCGGCAGCCAACGATTACCTTTCCCAGCTCGGGTTGTCTCCCAGTGTTTCCACCCTTGAAGCCTTGAAGAGTGGGCTGTCTTTTGGCCTCATGGGTCAGTCTCCCCAAGCACAGGTGGAAAAAGCGACGGAAGAAGCTGTCAAACGCGGAGACATTACCATCACCGATTTGCACAATTTGTTGGATAATTTGCGCGGCCCCACCGTTGCCCAGCAGTACGGCGCACAAGTAGCCACGGGTCAGCGTAGCGCCACGGGCGCGTTCTTTGACGCCATCAACGATTTGCAGACGGTTGGCCGCCTTTCCGAAGTCTTGGGGGCAATAGACCGCGCGGAAGCTGATCGGCAAACTGCAGGTATTGATGCCCTTGCTGGAGAATTCACTGGGCCTGGCGGGATATCCCAGACTGCCTCCCCCACTTTTGGGGGTTTATCGGATTTAGATATCTCCCTAGGAACTACCTCCATGGCACCGGCCCCCACGGTTTCGGAAGTGCCTTCTGAAGTCATGTCGGGCTCCGACGCAGTTGCTGAATCTTCTACTGCGCCGTCTGGAGAGAGTCCGTCTGCCCCCGAAGGTTTTAGCGGAGGTACGGGTGAGCAGGATCCCGGCGGCGGGTGGGCCCGTGGGGGCTATGTCCCCGGCAAGAGTGGCGGCATGGATGACGATGTGCCCGCCATCATCGACGGCAAGCAGCCTGCCCGCCTCTCCTCCGGGGAGTTCGTCTTCGATGCCGC